TCATAAAAGATTTGTTTCCAGACAAATATCTTGGTTCAACCAATCCATATATTAAGTCTGGGCGTCTGAGACCTGGTTTTACACACGGCCTTCCAACCTATGAACAAATCTTGAATCACCCATTCCTTCAACCAAAGAAGAAGGGTAGCATTCTTAGACGAGTTTTACCTAAAAAGAGTGTCGCGACACCCAAACCAGAACCCGTGCCACAAAAGGTCAAACCCGCCACCGCGAGTGCCATTCGTCGTGCAAAGGCTGTCCTTGAAAAGGAGGCTGCTAAAAAGAAGGTCCCACCAAAGAGGCCACAAATTCGGGGGAGAGATCCATCTGTCATGAACCAAGTTCGTGAAATTGAAAAGAAGCTTATGGCTGAAAAGAAACCTGTGACACCCAAACCAAAACTGCGAGTTTTCATAAACAAGAATGGCGACCTCAAAATTGAAAAGAAGAAGTGTCGTCTCTACAAGAAGGAAGATTTGGTTAAGATGTTCAAGTTAGATCCAAAAATGACCAAGGAACAAATGTGTAAGTTCATAAAAAATATGTAATCAAAGTACAATTTTGAAAACCCTCTTCGTACCCTCATCAACCACGGAAAGTATCTTGAACTTTGGTGTCTTGATGAGCTTTACCCCACCTTTTGTGACGAATGACTTCATCCGTTCAACTTCACCACGAGGCATTTTTCTGGTGTATTTGAGCGTGACATTTTTGTTACCTATTGAGAATACAGTTGAGGACATTTATTATATTTACACATAATAAAACTATGTGGCTTCTTGCTCTCCTCATACTCATCGATCTTTTGATTCTTTCCCAAACAGGAAAGCGACGCCTTGATGTGACTGTGAGTGCGTCAGTTTCAAATGGAGAACAATGGACTATTTACGGGACCATGGGATGTGGATGGACTCGTAAGCAGTTAGACTACATGAAGAAGAATGGAAAGTCATTCAAATTTGTAGATTGTGATAAGGAAGGTTGTTCAGGTATGGAAGCCTTCCCAACCCTTGTTAGCCCAAATGGCGAACAAATCATTGGTTACAATGAAATTTAAAGTCCTCGGACAACACTCAAGGAGAGAGCAAGGATGAAAGCATCAAGCATGGTCTCAAGTGGCTTGAGGACGGTGATGTGTGGAACGAGAGATCGGTTCCAAGCAAATCGGAGGACGAAAGTCGCGATGAGAATGTTGAGGATGAAGACGAGAAGCTCGGTGAGCATGTCGGACTTGGTTTGAGATTGAGCGACTTCCTTGATCATTTTTATTAGATAGCTATATTTTTTTCTAGACAGACTACAAATGAAAGAACTTCCAGTGAGTGGTTCTGAAAGAAAATTTACCACCAAGCGCTGGGGTACAGCCACTGGTATTGGTAACAATAATTGCTACGCGTATGCTGTAGGTGACTATGAAGCATACAGATGGCAAAAGTCAATCCCTGGTGATCGTTCAGGTCTTTCAAACAGAAATCATAACTATACACATTGCCGAGGTCTTCCAAAGCGCGTGATTTCAGATAATCCTACAAAGATTTACAAGGCTAAGCCAAATGAAAAATGTAAGAAGGGTTATTACAAAGTTATGATGTTTGTTTGTCCTGGAAGACCAACCAACTACATTCGCCAAGGCGATTTCCATTTCTATGTTCAACACAGTGTCGTGGAATATCGTATCAAACCCGGTGACACTCAAGAGTCTGTAGCCAAATTCTTCAAAGTTCCGCTCTCCAGAGTTAAGCGGGCTGGTAAATTTGGTCCAAATAGGCGTATAGTTTTCAAAGCCAATGTCTTCAGTCACAAGAGAGGTTGGGCTACTGGTCCACTTCTGACTGATGCGTCTGGCAAGGCTATTAAGGATCCTCGCAAGGCTGATAGAAACTACCCCGGGCTAAACTATGAACGCTACTGTAGTTCATTCTGCGTCAAGGACAAGGGCATCAAAGTCGGAAAGACTCACCCCAAGGTCCGCCAGAAGACTGTCTAAATCTAAATCATTTTCAACGTCAAATGATATATCAAAAAGATCCATCACATTAAACACGGATTGACTCCCCAACGACACAGAGTTTGAAGCTGCTGTGTAGTTGTTCTGTATTGTGACCACCACCTTAAATTTTGAAACGTCAAACAACTTTCTACAAATTGGACAAGTATTCTTACCTTTATCTTTCCATGCCTCTAGACAGTGGGAATGAAACATATGTCCGCAACGGATTGGGGGATTAGTCCTTGTTGACCTTACCTCATTGAGACATATGGCACATTGTGACATTCTAGAGTATGGTTTTAAAGTTTTTACGGGAATTTAGCTCAGTCATCTAATAAATCTTGGACATATCGGTGTATCGGTCACATGGGTCGCATGTGGCACGAGATTGTTCTTGAATCTTGTTGAGAAGCTCTGGACCTTGCTTTTGGAGAGCTTGGCGGTAAGAGTAGTTGTCTTCAAAAGTGATACCATTTTGCTTCATCAAATAGTTGTTAGTCAATTGTGCTGAGGAGTGGATGGTGAAGCATCGTCCGTCTGCCATTCCAAGTCGTTGAGACATTTTGTATTAATTTAACATTAGAAATTAATTTGTCTATTAGTAATTGTTTGGATCCAAGAATTGAATCCCTTGGACCGAAGGTGTTCCACCATCGGTTCACATTTGTGTCCCAAAAATACATCAAAAACATCTTTCTCTTCTGTGGGTGATACACGAATTTGTGGATCATCATTGATGTGCTGATTGATAATGTTGTAAGCGAAGGCAATCTCCTTGAGCGTCTCCGCGCCAGTGATGATAATCTTGCCAGTTGAGAAGATACTCGTAGTAATCTCCTTCATATCTTGGGCTGGTTGAAACTTGATCTTCACAGCGGAGTATCTGTCTGGTTCAAAGGATACCTTGAAAATGTCTGGGTGGTTTTCAAAGTGTTGAGCCACTCTCATCAAGTTGATGTTATAGTTGAGGCTGAAGTTAGAGTTGATCATGACAACTCTGAAAGAATCCACTGGCATTTGAACCTCCATTCCCAAGAAAGTCTTGAAGATGTAGGTCAACTGAGTGATGATTCGCTTACAATCAAAGAGATCGCAGCATCCAGCGACTTGAATGGAACCATTTGGAAAAACCTTCACAGACTTGGTACTGTAACTGTCGTGATAAGTTAGTGTGACCTGATTGTAGAAAGTTGTTGGTTTCAATTTCCATTCAAATCCAGCGTCGCCATTAGTTCCAGATCGTCTCAATTTGAAAGATCCAATATTTTCAAAAATATGACGAAGTTTTTTAATATCAATCTCTTGGATAAAGCTTGAGACCATAGTGATTGTTGTAATCTTTATCCAAGAAGGTCTTGTTTCCTCGGGAAGCTCCTTCCTAAACTCATCAAGAGTGAGGAGGTAGGAGAAGCTGTTGTTGGCAATCGCCGAATACATTTCTTTACTCTTTTATGTAGCGTCTCTCGTCTTTATCTGACTTTTAAGTACCAAATGACGACTTAGGTTAACTCCAGGTGTTTCCTGGGAAAGTGAGGGTATAAGTATCAGCTGTAGTTGTGATAGCTGGAGTTTCTTTCACCACAGTAGTACCATCTGCTGCCAATATAACAGCCTTTACACCAACGGCGCGGTTCTTACAGCATGAAGTTCTGTTGGTAATGACAAGCTTCTTGATTTCCTTTTCCGAACCAAGATCAACTTGTAAATAATCAATTTCTTCTTCGGTTCTACCCTTTGTGTGTGCAAAATTTATCTTGTTACCATCTGTGAGATTTATGTAACCATGTGTTGAAGAATATTCAGAACTTCCTGTGACAGTCTTACTGGCAGCCAAGTTTGTACCATTATCATCAAACACTTCAAGTTCGGCAAGGTTGATGATTTTGTTTTTATCGTCAACGTTACCCGTAGCATTTGCATCATAAGCAACAGTATGCTCCAACTTTACATAGCGACCTTTTGGAACTGAAGTGGTCGATGAACCTGATGAGGAACCTGAAGAGGAACCCGAAGAGGAACCCGAAGAAGAACCTGAAGAGGAACCTGAAGAGGAACCTGAAGAGGAACCTGAGGGAGTTGAATCATCTCCACCACCCATCATGAGCATAGCTACTGATGAGGAAGATGAAAAACACATCACCATTAAAACAAGTCCACCAATTATAGCAGCTTGTGACATATCTATATATTACTTATATATTTTTAATTCCACGCAGTTCTAACAGGTTCATTATTTTTATTAAACTCAAATGTGTATCTAACCTTTTCCTCTTCTATCACTGGAGTTTCTTTAATAAATCTCTTAGCTTTGTCATAAACCTTTACTTTAACACCAATTGTTCTATCTTTACAACAATCATGTCTGTTAAGCATGACGAACTTTCTAATTTCATGCTCTTCACCCAAATCAATTTCAATCCAATCCTTTTCTGTAGTTGGACCATTTGTTTCAGCGTGATTGGTATATGTTCCATCTACGAGATTAGCCATTGGACCAGAAGAATTTACAGAATTTGCAGTAACAGTCTTACCCTTTGATATATTTTCATATGAATCATTCAAAACATGGAAGTCTGTAAGATTTATAACTGTATCCTTTTTGGTATGTTCTATTTTTATGTACTGTCCCTTTGGAAGAGATGCACCCGCGGTGGATGTTGTCTTGGGCTTACCAAATGCAATATAAGACCCGCCTGCGCCAGCTACCACCACAAAAATGCAGCAACATATGAATAGTACGACAAATAGTGGTAGTATGGGATTAACCTTTGGATCACGTCTAGCCATGTCGTAACTTATTTTATGTCAAGGTTTTTTTGCTTAGAGAATAAGTTACATTTTAAACCAAATGTCTTCATTCATCAAGTCAGCCAAGGCTGTCTATGACATTGACTCTGGTCTGGATTATGTGGAGATTGAGTATGAACGATTTGTTTGTGGAAAGGGGTATGAAACCTACACGGATTACATAAATACAAAACCTCTCGCAGATTGGGTGATCTTGAAGTCCAAGACACAATCAATTCCATATGAAAAGTTCCTTGACACTATGTGTAAAAAGACCTTTGAAGTTAGACAAAAAATGGCAGAACTTGCCCTTGAAAATATCATCGCAGAAAAGCAACATGTGACTACATACATTCGCACAGCTCACGCGAGTAGAATTTTGGATCCCACATTCCAAGCACCTCGTATTAATGTGAAGAGCGCTTGGCAGAGGGAGTTTATTAAAAAGTTTTGTGTTGAAACACTTGCGGATTTGGTACAGAGGTGTGACGATGAGTCAAGACTTGAGTACTTTACCGACGTCTTGCGTAGTATAGAATTAGAGAGATAGCCAAAAGGCAGATGGAAGCTCCAACAATGGACATCTT